AGTAACCAACCACATCCTTGTGAATGCCTTTGTTAACTGCCCATGTCTGCCATGATGTAAAGTCAGGGCGCATTTCCAAGTGCAAGAAACGATTAGCGAGGGGCATCGGCATACGATAAGTAACACCCTTGTCACTGTCACGATTACCTGCTGCCACGATAACAACATTGTCAGGCAGTTTGTACTTACCAACACGGCGATTCAGAATCAACTGATATCCAGCAGCCTGTACAGCAGGCATCGCACTATTCATCTCATCCAAGAAAAGAACAATGATAGGGAATTGTGATGCGAGGTCCTCGTCAGGCAAGTCGATTGGGGCAGCCCAATCCATCTTGTTGAGATCCTTGTTGAAGTATGGGATACCACGAATGTCTGTGGGTTCCATCTGAGCCATACGCAAGTCAATCATATGACCACCAAGTTCAGCAGTGATATCTGCTACAACTTCAGATTTACCGATGCCGGGAGGGCCCCAGAGAAACAACGGGCGTTTTGCTTTGAATGCTTTCAGAATAGCTTTGCGGGCTTGTACTGATGTTACTGTAAGATTGTCAGAGACTTGAGGTGATGCCATTATTAACTCCTATATGTTAGTGGCTTACTGATAAAGAAACTCTATTGTATACTAAAACTGATTTACTGTCAATCGTGCTTTGATGTTTTGGGCAAACATCATTCCTCAAACGCACGACGGAGAATCAACTCTTGGCGACTGAAGGCTTCGATCTCCCAGGGTTGGTCCAAGTAAGGTGTTTTCTTGCTGTACTTTTTGCCTGCCCATGTATGACCATGCTTACCTTGTTTCAGTGTACCTTTTGCAAACTGTTTCACATGGACCAACTCATGCGCTAGGGTGAGACCAATCTGGTAGAGACTACGGTGTGGTTTGATGATCACAAGATATGCACCAGTGAACTGGGATAGGTCAAGTGTCAGGCCTTGATTGTCGCTTTCGCATTCATCATATACTCGGATCAGTAATGCTTTGCGGCAACGCTCAAGACCTAGTTGTGTAATCATTGAAGGAACTAGTGCCTCAACAAATTTCTTGTTTCGGCGACTACCCTCAACTTTGATTTCCATCATAATCATATTTATACGATCTCGCGCAAGATACGGTTATAAACTTCCTTCTTAGCCATATAGTAATCGTAATACTGTTCACCGGGGCGGTAGTTGTTCCATTGATTCTGTCCTGCAAAACTGACGATATCACGTTTCAGTGATTGACCAGTGTAACTTGCAATGAAACCATGCAGATCATAGTGAGCAATGAAACCAGATGCCAGATACAGAAAATTGTAACCAGTCTTGTTCAGGTTGTCGATGTTTTTTACTGCCTTGACTACATTGTTTACAATCAAGGTTTTTTGACGTTCAGTAAGTGCAACTAGCATTTTCTTGTCCTTTAATTAACTGTCTAAGATTGTATTATATACCCAAAACCATTTAATGTCAAGTATTGGGGAAATCTTTTTCCAACAATCTACGTGCGGTGACCGTATGCTGGATTATTGAGACCAGAAGTTCAAGCAAAAATATATACAGTTGACCGCAATAAAAAAATGGCTGATTCTAAGAAGGGAACCAAAAGGCATTATTTACCGGATGGTTCCTTTAAAATGATTAAATCTTAAGAGGACCAAAAAGTTTCGCTAGCAGGCGAGCAGCACAGGGGAGTGTTAACGTCTTCCTGATATTCGATACCGCTCATGAGGTTCTTGCGAGTAACCATGTTAGGTTTGTAAGTTTTAGTATCAACTATACTCAGTTCACCAGCACTCCAACCTGCTTTGTTGCACAGACGGGTGCGAGTAGCACGGGCAGCAGCAAAAGTTTTGTACATGCGGGTGTGATTAGAACCATCAGTAACGATAAGACCAGTAGCACGGGCGATAACATAATAAGACATTTACAAATTCCTTTAACTAACTGATTAAGACTCTATTATATACCCAAAACCATTTAATGTCAAGCCTAGACCTTACGCAAATTCGTAAAATTTCACTGTAGAATCCAACTTTTGTAGTTCTTTTGCGGCAGCTGACAATGCACGATACTTGGCCTGAATCTGACTACGGGGCAGTTCACCGTCGCAAGAGAGATTCTCGGGGCTCAGGTCGCTGTCCAGACTGTTAGCGACATCCTGACGACCTTGTGCAGTTTTAATCTCAAACTCTTTGCCTTTGAACAATTTGTTCCATTTGTTCTTTTGATCGATGTATGCTTGCAATGCTTTCATATTTAACTCCGTTTGTTGACTGTCTAAGCCTCTATTATATATCCAAAACCATTTATCGTCAACCGTGGAAATGCCCCGGAGTACGGGGCATTTTGGGGTAGAATTACTTTTTAGAAGGTGTGTTTTGGTTTACAAAAGCATACATCTTTTCAGCAGTTTCTAAAACTTTTTCAAGTCCTGGGAACTCGGGCATTGCTACTTTTGTAACAATTTCACCAGTCTTTGGATCTTTAACTACAGAGGCTTCCCATCCTACATATTTGTAGTGAAAGTCTTGACCTACATATTCTTTAGCTAATTGTAGAATTTCAGTACGAATCTCGTAGCCGTTTTTGTTGAATTTTACTTCGGGTAATTTTGGTGTTTCAAATTGTGACATTTTAATCTCCTTGTGTTATGTCGGTGTGTGTGCTAGCTGATTTTTTAGCAGTCTTTGCTTTGACTGTTTCATCCTCACCTTGAGGATAGATCGTTTTGTTCATACTATCAACAGTATAAGACAACATCTCTATTGTATTCTTTGCCATCATCTTTGCAAAGACTGTCTGGGCATCTATAAAGTCATTGGCGACCTTATTCAATCTCTCGTCTTTGAAAACTTGGTTAGTAGCCATCCTTTTTGAGGTCTGGAACATCTCTATATAAAAATCTGGTGTAAACATAATTATCCTTTAAGATCACTCGTCATGAGTTTTTGTGCAGCTTCGTGCTGTCCGGTACGGGCAAGATATGATGCTGCACGAATGCGGCCTACTTCTATCAAGAAATTATAAATTGATTCTAAGATTTTCATATTTACACCATCCAGCTTTTGTTACGTGCTGAATACATCAATTCAAATTGACGCTCTAATTGTTCGACATGCGCGGTACATGTGGGATTGTTTGAAACAATATATTGTTCCAGTGCTGAGCCGTACGTCTGTGGCTCGCTAAATTTTTTTAATAGGCTATGAAAATAGCCAAATAATTGGTTTAACATGTTTTCTCCTGTGTATGTGTTAAAGAGTTTTTATACAGAACTCTTAATTGTATTTATGCTATCGTATAGGTTTCTTTATATTTTAACAAGGCCTTTACCCATTTACACTAAATACTAGATGTTATATATAGCTTATCAAGGAATTTACAACGGAACCAATTTTGAGGATGCTGCTACACCTAAACAAATAACCAAATCCATGAATGCTGGTTTCAGCACAATGGTAAATGTTTGGCGTGACAGTGGAATCCTATATTTAGGCGTTACTCAGCCCATAACTGAAGTGACCGAGCAATATCTTCGAGGGCCTCGCTTTTGGATCAATGCAATGAATACTGAAATGCAGACTTGGATAGTAACTCAAGCAAGTAATTTGTATCCAAATTACTTTTGGTTTCCTACTGACACCGAAAGCACCCCGGTGACTGCAAGTAATGGAAAAATTATCACTCCCGGAACAGTTGCTATAAACAACACCAGTGTTATATTTCTACCTGAGATACAAGATAGAGCAATGTTTAGTACAGTACACTTAAAATGTTTTGGTGTATGTAGTAATTACTTGTCTTTTATTAAACGAATGCGTAACGAAGGTGAGTGGTATTAACCACCGCGACCTGCTCTACGTGTAACACTTGCACCACCAAAACCCTTACTATTTGCTTTAGGTCCTTGGCTCTTAGGTGCTTTGCCTAATCCTTGATTTGCTAGTGCGTTTTTCTTTTTAGCTTCTAGTGCCATTGCTATTGGATTCTTTTTCTTTTCTTCGGTCATTGTCTTATCCTTACTGATTCTAAATAACTTTCTATATCACCGTATAGTGCTAGCATCATTGCTATCTTACTATCGTATAATCTTACGAAAGGTTCTTTTGACTCTCCATCCTTATTTACACTAAAATAATATGGACATTTAATTTTCTTATTACAGTCAGTTAGAAATTTATACCAATTAGTTTTTTTAACTTTAACAGGTAAATCAAAAAATTCTATTTGTGCTTCTCTGAATTTTATATCACCTTGAGGTGTCAAGCGTAGGCTATCACCTGATTTGGTGAACCACCAATCACTTATTATTGTTTCAAATGGAGTATTGTTGCTAGGCAGTTGATCCATAACTGCCTTAGTGATAGTATATTTTAGTTTTTTTCTATCACTCATCCGGGTACACAGTAGTACCGTTGTTCATAAAAACGACAGTAAACTTATCTGTCTTAAATTGATTGTTTAGTTTTCGACAGAGATTTCGTGCATGACCGGGATTACTGAAACTTGTTTTCTTGTATTTAGGTGTTGCTTCGTTATCTAAGTAATGTTGTGATTTTAGATTGATAGGTTGTCTATCATAGAATACAGCCCATATGCCACTTGCTTCTACAATTTGGTCGCACTTATAGGTAGTTTTATCTACAAGTTCTAATAATATTTTTGGTTGTGTTCTACTCATTAAAATTTACCTCCGATGACTTCTACTTCAATCACTTCGGAAGTGTTTTTCTTTCCTTCAGTAACTTCATAGTGATCTATTAACAATTTAGCCAATTCATCACGCAAACTTCTAGCATCGGATAATGGAATTACCACATCTTTGCCTTGTCTACCTTCAATAACAGCTACCCTATCAATAAATCTTTTTATATGAAACATCAGATATTTATCACACTTTTAGCTTCTTCCTCAGTTTTAAACGGACCTGTATACTCATAACGCTGAATAAAGATGTATTTAGGGCAAAAAACTACTGTAGGTTCTTCACTTTGGTACATAACATACCATCCTGCTGCATGATAACACTTGCTTTTAGTTGTTTTAGTGAACAAGTGTATCTTACGCTTGATATCCAACATAGAATTGTAGACCTTCTTTGTTGTTGGATATTCATTGAAGGGTATTTCTTTTTTACTCTTTTCTGCTTTTGTTTGTTGAAACTCTATGCTAGTTTGTTTTTTAATTGCACTAGTGTTTTTGAAATGAGTTTTACTACCGTTAAGTTTTACTTCAAATCCTGAACCATCAGCAATTACATTACCTACCTTTGATGTGCCATCAGTAACAATCCAGAATTGATTCTTAACTACGGGTTTTGCGATTAGTGGTTTTGACATTTTCTTCCATTTCTATTAATTTTGTAATCTTTTTAAAACTACTTTGTTTATCTACTATAACATTATATGTTACATTTGCATAATGAATTGGTAAATCCAAATGAATACTGTATTGTGGTCCAATTGTTTCATTGATTACAGTATCATTTCCAACTGTACCGACGAATGGAATATTATTCCAGTATCCAAATATCCGTTGACCAAATTCATATTTAGCCACATGGCGATTCTTCTCAAAATATTCTGCTTGATTCATTTGTAACGTTCCCAAGTATTTTGTTCATAATTCCAATGCCGTGTGTCGTAGAAGTCTAGTTCAACTTCGTATCCAAACAGACCAAGCAGTAATCTAGCACCTGCGTGGTCACCTTGGAATGTTAATTGAAACTCTATATTGATGATATGACCAGTACGATACCCATTAAACTCCCAAGCTTTGTTCTTTGTGATAGATCCATATTTGCTCCACAGGATGTTCCAAATTTTATTGGTTCTACGTGGGTTGACTATATTAAAACTTAGCTGTATCATTTTTTCCTTTAGGATTTTGTATCTTAGCATTGATACAAGTACCTTCTAATACTTCAACTTTACCTTGATTAGATTTTTCAGCTATCTGAGTCAAATGAATTTTTTGTTTATCGACTGAATCTCTGCATCGTTCTTCAATTGTATGATAGGACTGTGCTTGCATGAAATTACAATTGCCATTAAAGCACATAAACAATACCGGTATAAAAATCTCAATCATTCTTCAACTCCATATTCTTTTTTAAGGGATTCTAATGCTTTGCGAACCTGTTCGGCTACAGGACGATACTTCACAGGGTCTATAGGGTGATATGTATATTCAAACCCTGACCAAGTTTTATCACCATCTAACAACTTATCAACCACCGCTAGCATTTGAAATCTGGGATCACACCACATCTTGATTAGACTGTCGGGCGCTATGGGCGTGTTCATTTTTCAACTCCAAAATGTTTTCTAATTCTTTGTCCGATTGTTTGGGTGACATATCCACATCCAACTGAATTATCTCTCTCAATATTTGAAATACTGACGCATTCTTCTATAATCAACTCGGCGAACTTTTCTAGTTCGTGAATTGGGCACATACTACAGACATCATCGTGTATGCCAGCCTGATCGGCAAGTTGTTTGATTCTATCGTTCATCTGATGGGTCTTTCTCAATATCATAGCAAATTAAACATACTGCATCATAGCGTGGGCCCATACAATGATAGATGGGACAGTTGCAATACTTACATTGTATAAACGCATGTGTGACTATACCACCTTTTGGTGGAGCATACAACGGATAAAACTCTCCCCCACGCTCAGTATACCCAATATGTTCTCGCTCACGAGGGTCCATTCCTCCGTCTGACTTTAGGTCACTATAACTCATTCTTCAACCCCGAAAAAATGTTCTTTAATCGCTACATAACTGTCAACCCCGCACTGGACATATCCGTCCCAATGCGTGTCCTTCATCATAAGTTCATCCTCTAGCACGGGCAGATATTGTTCTCTTACTTGATTCATGCATTCATTGACAATCAACTCGGCGAACTTTTCTTTATCAAAGACCTCAATGTCGTGTTTTCCTTCAATAAGTCCTTCTTTGAAAGAAGTAGCCTGTAGAGCAAGTTCTCTAATTCGTTCGTTCATCATTTGCTCCTCACACAACGATAGTTTTCAGACTTCAGTCCAAGTTGTCGGGCAGCATCTTCACACATTTTCTGGGCAGTTTTACCCAGTTGTGGGCCCGACATACCCATTTCTTTTTGAAACTCACCAACGGGTCGCCAGTCGTATGCCTTGGCTTGATAATGTCTATCACCACCCATCGCTACCACTGTCCAAATCATTAGAATGTAACTCATTCTTCAACTCCGAAAAATTGTTTGATACCCTTGCTGGCATCGTTCACGGCCATTTCGTATCCATAGTCTCGGTCATGCCAATATTGCTGTTCTTCGTGTAGGCATTCTTTTTGTTCGTCCACAATAGTGATACATTCTTGCACAATCAGTTCGGCGAACTTTTGTTGAATTCTTTCCCCATCCGGAATAGCATTTGGATATTGCTCCATATCCAAGCGACAGGCTCGATTATGTAGTTCTTTAATTCGTTCGTTCATGCAACCTCCACTATACGATATTGACTGTATGGATAATTCTCATTGAGCCATTCAATCATACCTTCTTCGTAAGGAAGAAATACACTATTGAATTTGTTAGTGATATACTTACGCATTTTTAATCTCTGAGAGTTTTTGATCAAACTTATCCATCATTGCCAATTGCTTACTATGTAGATACATGTATAACTTAGTATCATTTGACCAATGATGGATTTCACTCACTAGTTTAGGATCAGCCTCTGCTTCCAATCTTGAAACAAAATCATCTAGATCCATACTACGCCTTACTTACCAATGTTCATCAATGTCTTTGAGTCACCGCCCAACACTGTAGTAGGCAACTTACCATCCCACTTTTCGATCCATTGCAGTTGCACATAGTTTGCACCACCATTACTTTGGATAGCAGCCGCTTGGATAGCAATAGCCTTAGCTTCACCATCTGCTTGTGCGATACGACTGTTTGCTTCAACTTTGATACGCTCTAGGTCTTGTTGTGCCTTAGCAGTTTTCTGTGCAGAGATAACCTTATCTTCAATCGCTTGTTGATATGCTTGACTGAATCCAAAGTTCACCAAACTGATATTACTTACAGCAATATTGAACGGAGCCATTTTAGTAATCAAGTGCTGTAGAATCTCTTGACTGACCAAATCACGCTTGGTCACAAGTTCTTCACTTGTATAGTGACCAGTCACGCTTTTGAAAGCCTCATTGATACCAGGGCCAAGAACCTTTTCATCTACATTGAGTCCATACTCTTTGTAAATGTGCGGCACTTTGAGTGGGTCAAGACGATAGTTCACTACGATATCAGTATGCACAACCTGCAAGTCTTTAGTACCTGCGTTAGCACCTTTTAGTTCTGCTTTCTGTAGACGAACATCTACATCCTTGATTGAACTGATTGGATTCACAAAGTGAACACCTTCAGTCAAGGGCAAGGGATTGACTTCACCCAATGTAACTTGTACACCAGTATGCCCTGCACTAATTACAGTGAATGCTGAAATTCCAATTGATATAAGAATGATTGCTACACCTGTAAGTACGCCCAATGCAATCTTTTTAAATTCTGACATAAAACTAATAGCACCTGCTACCAGCAAACCTACGATAACACCCACGAGAATTGTAAACATAAAAAGTCCTTTGTTAAAAATACAGTATAACAGAAAATGCAATAGTTGTCTATTGTTTTGGTTATTACTTAGTCAGTTCAGCAACTAGTAAGAAATGGTCATAAGCCTTTTTTACAGCAGGGTTAGTCAACAACTTATCTGCTTCCTTCTCCAAAGCCTTGAGTCCTGCTTGAGTGATATCGTATGATGAGGCACCACTCAGAGTAGCAAGTTCATCACCAAACTCTTTGGCCAGTTTCTTCCATGCTTTTTGTTGTCCTTCTGTGATAGGAGTTTGCGTAGGTTTCAATTCACTGGCTTTGTGCATGGCTTGCATCATAGCATCTTCGGCCACACGAGCAGCAGCAATCATAGGAGCATAGGCAGGATCGATATTGTATCTACGGCTCTGTCCACCAGGATGACATATCACAAGATGACTACCTTTGCCAAAACTATCTATCAAGTCGCTGTCGTATTCAGCAACAGGAACATATTTCCTGCCGATCTTTTCGTAGTAAATTTTTTTCATATTATGTCCACAAACTGTCTCTAATCTTAATTAAACGAATCATCATTTCAGTATCTTCTTTGTCGTAGGCTTTTTCAATCTTGTCTAACAACTTATGAGCCTTATCACGAGATTTTATTTCATCAGGTGCTTTTGCACTCATACCAAGCCAAGTATCACCGTGCGTGTTACGTAAACTTTCACAGTATTCACTCCAGCCACTTGCTTTATATGGGTCAGGACGATTGCGATATGTAACTGTCCACCATGTGTAAAGTTCCTTAATCTCTTTAGCATGTAGTGCTTGACTAGTAGGTTTACCATAGTCGGGATCACTTTTGTCAACCCAATCACTATTAGTAAGAGTCATTGCCCAGTCAAGATGATCGATACCTGCTTGACTGCAACGCCAAGTGCGCCAACGCCACCAACCACTAGCATAGAAAGGAGCATCATACTTAGCACGATCTTCCTTGTTTCCCCACGCGATGTGGCTCCAGGCTTGCTCGACTTCAACAAAATCAACCAACTCATTAAATAAGCATGGAAGGAACCTATTGCCAACATCACACCAAGAACCAGGCTTAATATCACGAGGATGGGCGGTAAGAGCATGAGTGCGAGTAACATACCTATTATTAATGTAATACTTGACATCATAAATCTTTCTAATAGGATAAGTTACAAAATCTTGTAGTTTACCAAGACCTTCCTCAGCTAACCAAAAACGAATAGGGTTATAACCTTTGTTGTTATTAGCCCACTCATTCCATTCTTCACTAGTGCCTGACTTGAGTTTGGGAGTACCACGAACCCAATCAGCGAAGGGTGTGCAACTCCAGTAATTACTATGTTGTGCCATTATTAAATACCTCTGGGTTATCTTCTACTAATGCAATTAATGCGTGAGTTTGAAACTTAACCTGTTCTTCTGTCATCTTTAGATTGTATGCATGGTCTAGAATATGCAATACTTCATGCCACAATGCAATCTTTTTAGTTTGTTCAGTAAATTGATTACCAATCCAAATCTCCTGATCGTTGAATCGTGCAAGACCAATCGTACCTTGCATTTCTTCCGGTGTCTTATATAAGACTTCGTATGTTAATCCGCAAATTTTCAATTTCATTTTATTCTCCTAATTTTCATCTTCAAAGTCAAACATTTCTCTAATAGATTTTATATACTGTGTTGGTAATACGCTAAATGTAGAAGCCTGCATAATTATAGCACAACAATCATTAATAATCAACTGGGCAAATTTATTATCTACTTTAGTTTGATAACTTTTATAGGTAGGTTTTAGATTAGGAAAATTGTCCTTAACATATTGCTCGGCAGTTTTCTTGTGTTCTTGTATTCTTTTCTCAATCATTACTTCCCGGGTATAATTGCATCTGCAACTGCACCCACTGCCTTTGCTGTAACTTTCACTCCTGTTGCTACTACAGTAACACCTGCATCAGCAACTGCTATTACCGCACAACCGTGCAATAGTAAGCAACATATAATCAAAATCTTATTCACGATAATACCCCTGTATAAGGACTGTTAAGCCACCTTGCATATGTCTCTGCATTATCAGAGATTTTATTCAACTCATATTTGCCACAGAATTTCATCAAGTGTATTCCCACTTGTGGAATAGTAGTTCTGCGAACACCTTCACGAATGTTTGTATCTACTGATAGTTTAACATCATCGGGCTGGGCTGTCAAGTCAATTAGGGTTCGATTGCGTTCAAAATCGTCACGCACACGATGTTCAACCCCCGCATGGTCCACCCAACGTTGCAACATCATATTGTTCCAATCGAATCCTTGTTTAGTCCTATCCGCATAAGCCTCAATCAATCCGGCTTTCTTTTGTGTACCCTTTTCTCTTACTCCAGGAAAAGCTGAAAATACATTGTCGGTTGCGTCACCTCGCATGGTCTTTTTGAATAGCAGATATTGTGGATCCTCTAATAGTTTAGGATTCTTTTCTTTATCTAGTACAGGCCTACCATTGTCTTTGATATAGCCTTCAAGTGTAATCAACTCATTGGTTATTCCATTATACTGTTTTACGTTAGGCGTAATTAATTGCAAAAAATCTGTATCGCTGCTGATAATAAAATGTTCATCATCGGGATGCAAGTGAATGAAACGTGCGATCAAGTCATCAGCCTCAGCTTTGGGATCACGCAGGACACTTACGTTTGTACGTTCTTTGAGATAGGTTGTAAAATTTTCATAGGTGCTCCAAAAAAGTTTATTCTCCTCAACCTCTGCCTCTGTTTGAGACATTGTATCTACTACCCTATTTTTCTTGTAGGGAGCGTAGTAGGACTTCCTCCACGATTTTCCCTCTAGACAAAATATCACATGGTCAATTTGAAATTTACGCACGATTTGATTAGTACTAGCCAACGTAAGGTGTAAGGCCATCCCCACTTTCTCGGAAACTGTACTGTTGCGTGATGCAATGTGACGGGCACGAAAGAAGGTATTAGCGAGGTCAATTAGTGCGTATTTCATGTTTGTATTATATACTCCTATTTAGTTTTTGTCAACTTGACTTCTTCCCGAAAGCGTACTCATTCAAATAATCTTTTTGTCGCTGAGTTTTCAACATGTGGACATTTGGGCAAATAGTTGCGTGATTAGAAGGATCATTGTTATACCGATTACCATCGATATGATCAACTTGCAGAGTGGATTTCCAATCTTCAATAAAATCACCCAATGCGCTAGTATCATCTCCGTATTTTTCAGTATACCCTTTGATTGCTTGTTCAAAGCAAGCACCTTTGCATGCCTCACAATGGTCCTTGCGAAACAATTGATTCAATTGTCCACGATCAAATGCAAGACGCAACCCAGAGATTAGATTCTTTGGATTTTTGTTACCAAAAACACCTTTTAGAATGTAATCGATTCCTTCAAGCATCGGGAAGGTATCTTCTGTGTAAAATTCTTCTACTAATTGCATTATTTCAGTGTCTTGCGGTAAGATAGCAAATGATGTAGATAGCAACGAATAATAAGAACACACCAGCGATTTCACATCATCGGATACTTTCATTTTACGAATGAAATCGATACCTATACCGTGATCACGAAAGAATGGTAAGCGACAAGTACGTGCGACAAACTGCGTATAACTATTATGAATCTTTTGTTGCGCAGGAATTTTGCAAACTACTGCGGTAATCAAACGAGGGATGTTGATGCCCATTTTACCCGAATCAACCACAACCATTACCAATGGTTTATTTAAATATCCCGGCTTGTTGGCTAATTTGATACCGTCGCTCATACGCTTGATTTTCATTCCATCAAAATGTTTTTCCTTTGAGGTAGAAACAAACAACACAGCACCCATACGTTTAGCAAACGCCTTGACATCTTTCATCACATCATCAATTGGAATGCCGTTAACCGCATTATTACGGCCAAGACTAATGATAATTCCCGGCATCATCTTAGGCAACTGCTCTTTGACTGAATCCCAAACATTTTCAGGAACTAAAATTTGTTGATTTCTCACTTCGTTGACTTGCCAAGCAAATGTTTTATAAGCGGCTGCTAATGTTTCATACAAATCTTCACGATTTCCATGATATTCAAATTTAGTGAAAGCATTTGATTCTTTGAATTTTGGCATTGTAGGTAACTGCATGTACTTGTCAGAACCCACTAAAGTTTTCATACGCTGACTTTGTGTAGGTGTTGCAGTCAAGTGGATGATGACAGTTCCGCAGTTCATCATAGCAGTTTGCATGTCAAACCACTTTGGTTCCCAGTTGTTATTAGTGACACCTTGATCTTCACGGGTAGTGGAAGCATCTGGAACACCCAATCCACGATGTGCCTCATCATTGAAAATCAAATCAGGCAACATCAAATCAAATTCATCAGGATTCGATGGATCGAAACTTTCATATAGACCGTACATAAATTGTGTGGTCATGAAAAAGTAACGAACGTCACCCGGTAAATCAATTTCGTTTTCTAGTGCATATTTTAGTTGCTTACTATCGTAAACCTTGACTAGTTTATTACCGATATAAGTACCATCGTACTTCATCATACTTTCAAGCGGTTCATCAACACATTCCTGCGAAGGTGCTGCAAAGAAAATGTTCTTAAACTTTTTGAATTTCTGTGCGATTAAAATTGAAGTGTAGTTTGTGATTGTAAAACTCTTACCACTTCCAGTTGGGGCTTGCACAACAATAGCTTTTTTAACTACAGCCTTCATTACTTTTTCAATTGCGTCAATTACATTTTCAACAAGAAATTCTTGCTGCAATGGTTCAATATCAGCGACTGTAATAGAATCAACTGCTACTGCTGATAGTTTTTTACGAAACATTGTTACTCCTATGAGTTATTTAAAGAAGCATTATATCACGAAAACCATTAACCGTCAACCTTTTTAGCTGACTTCTGTCCTTCCATCTCCTAAGTCCTTAGCACGGACTACTCTCATTTCTGAGGCCATTGCACGATTTTCTGGATCAGCCTGTTGCTGTTCATAGAGTTCAAGTGCCACGTTCCTACATACCGATTGAAACCAGCGTTCAACTATAATAGTATCTGTATCATCATCACGAATCTTATATCCTGCACGTATCAGATTCAAAATAAATTTATCATTCCAATCAAGTTCAAACGCACCAGTGTTAATATCATATGGATCAAGTTCCATCTTTAGTATATTAACATACGGCAAACCAAGTTCATCTGCTTTTGCTTTATCAGATACAGTCGGTTGTTCCTTCTGTACCTTAGGTTTGCGAGGTTTCTTTACCTTAGGCGTTGGTGGGGTAGCAACCAACGCTTCTAATGCTTTTTCTTTTGCTTTTCCGCCGAAAAATCTATCAAATAGTCCCATGTTTATATCTCTCAAATAATTTAAAGCTGGCAAGATTCTTTGCCTTTGATTCACACATTATATCAAAGTTATCACAGAATGTCAATGCCCAATCATTCACCGCGTCATTCCAGTAATAGTCACTATGTGCCCTGAGTTTCTGTTTACTATGTCCTTCATTAATTAGCGCACCATGATCGGGTAAGACATGTCCGGGATGTGATCCGAGTACATCTTCGCGGCTAACACTGTAATGCATAGTAGGGCGAACGCCACGCCAACTGTCAATAACACGTTGTACAAGCGGATCATTAGGTTGAATGTATTCTCCCTCACGTATCCAATTATGGTGAATGTCCATGACCGTAGGCACGAGATCAGATAGTGATAAGCAGTCAAGTAGTCCATGTGTATATTCCTCATTCTCTAGTGTAAGTGTGTTTCGGGCTTCGGGTGACAAACGATTGTACACATCACGAATGCCCTGCGGACCTTTACGACCACTGATGTGTACATTTACCTTGAAGTCTTGAAATGTCTTGCCATAGCCCATCCAACGAACCATGTCAGTATGATATTCAAATTCTTCTATACTCTTATTTACTACCTCTT